TACACGCTTTCCAGATGTGAAGCTTTTCGATATAACTATCTTAGCCTCAATTAATTACAGAGACCCGATTTTTTATTTGCAAGCTATTTGCAAGCATGCCATTTTTTCGAGTTACACAATATGCAGAAATATTAATTATATTTAAATATATCCACATATATTTTGATATATCATTTTTATCATTTATCTTTGCATTTGAATTTATAACTTAGTGCAAAGATATAAAGAAATCCTTTATTCTAGCACGCATTTAAACTATTTAACATGGTAACATCAGTTCAGCCAAACATAAGTCCAACTTCGCGATATACCATATCGGAAACCTGCAAGCTGTTGGGTATACATCGCAACACCCTGCGCTCCTATGTGAACGCAGGGTATATAAAGTCTATGCAAAAAGTTCACGGACAGCGTTTCAAAGGTTCTGAGATTCTTCGCTTTTGGAACACGTTTGTGTAAACATGGGACCGGTTCCAAGCAGTAGCCACTCGCATGATACACCATACCCTTCAGCGAGGTAAGCAAGATACTCTATACGAAAAGTACGCTTATCTCTGTTATGCTTTAGAGTATTCATGTTACCATAGTTCAAACCAAACTCTTTTGTAAAAGTCTGTAAGCCTTTAATTTTTCTCTGTTCTTTGAGAACATCAAGTGCTTTGAAGAACCTGTCGCTAATATCCAGGGCACAATCAGGAATATTCAGTTTCATTTCAAAGTTAATTTTTCAAGAAGATTCATGAGACGTACATTTATATCATCTTGTTTTTCGATATGCTTTGCTATCATCTCAGTCTGCCTCTTTATAATTTCTACTAAATCAGCATTACTTTGGATTCCGTTGTTCTGATTTCCAGAGCCACTGTTTACATTATTCTCTGCATTAACGAGTTGAGAAGGTTCTACCTCGAAAGCCTTGACATTTTCTTCTCCATACTCATCGTATAGTTTCTGAAACTGCGCAGGTGTAGGATCTATACCCTCTGTTTCGTATCTCGAAATGTTAGATTGGGAAATTCCCATAATTTCTGCAAGCTTAGACTGAAATAGTCCGTGAGCTCTTCTAAATTCTTTATATTTGAACATATCTGTATAAATTTGTTAATTTTGACTAAATCTTTTCGATATATTTGCATATATCAGAATATATTTGTATCTTTGCATAAAGATATAAAACATAGTGCAAAGATAATGGAAAATATTCAAACATCAAACACTTTTGAGGAAAAATCTCAAAAAATAACCTTAAAAGGTTACTACAAGGGGTTACCTATGAGGAGTGCCCCACGATATGACTTCATTACAGAAGTTGCTAGACGCTGCAAGGTTACCGAGCAGACAGTAAGGAATTGGGTTCTATATGGCATGAAGCCACAGCAGCATGCTCATATAGAAGTATTGAGTAAGCTGACAGGTATTAGCGAGGAGGACTTATGGAAGGACTAGAATTCTATATGTTCGAAGACGAGTTATGGTGCAAGACATCAGACGGAAAGAATTTCATGGTTGATGAGACTCATACAGAGTTAGTGAAATACATTCTGGAAAAGGTTCGTGCTTGTTATCCGGAAGCCTACAAGGCGTTGGAGAAGATTTATTCCAAGAGTGCGCCTAACGAGAGTTACTATCAGTATCTCATGATGCGTCGATTTTGCAAATGCAACTTTTGTCGACTCGACACTACGGCTTTTGATGTCGTCGATGTTGACAAGGATGGAAAGTTCAACTTCGAGAAGGTCGAATGCCCAATGCGTGGTGAATGCCCTTATGAAGGTATCGTATGTATGCCAAGGTTTAATGCTAATCTTTCTACTGCGGAGCTGCGTGTAATGAAACTGCTTTACGAGGGACGAAGCGAGCAGGAGGCGGCAGCAGAGCTATTCAACTCTCCGAACACGATACATCAGCACGTTAAGTCTGTGTATGTAAAACTAGGAATACATAAGCTCTCAGAGTTTATCACCTATGCGAATAAGAATAATTTGTTTAACAATTAAATATTAGATTATGCCAATTATTAGAAAGAATGACGTTGTTACAGAGCGTCCAGTGATTATCGTACTTTATGGTACTCCAGGTACCGGTAAGACATCTTTGGCAACTACAGCCAACAGTCCTCTACTCATCGACACCGACCGCGGCTTTGACCGTGCCGTCCAGCGCCCAGACATTGTTGTCACGGCTTCACGCTGGGAGGACATCTATAATGCTGAGGTTATCGGTTCCTACGTTGTTGAGGATGGCAAGCAGGTTTGGAAGCCAGGTTTGATCAGTGAGTGTAAGACCATCGTAGTAGATACAGCCAAGGCTATGCTCGATGACTATCTCAACGCTTTTGCTATTCAGCAAGACCCTAAGCTGGGAACCAACTCATTGAAGCGATATGGTGTGATGGGAGAATTGTTCAAGCAGTTTGTCGGCATTCTCCGTTCAAACAATTCAGACATCATCTTCATCTGTCACGACAAGGAGACTCAGGAGGGAGACTACATCAAGCATTCTCCAGACTGTACAGGACAGAGCAAGGACTTGCTCATCCGTATTGCGGACCAGGTAGGTTACATCTGCAAGGAGAACGGCAATCGCGTCATCAAGTTCGAGCCACAGGACAATCGTGTTGGTAAGAATGTTGCAGACCTGCAGGACACCTGGATTCCAGCTTACGGAACAGAGGAGTTTGACACTTGCATGGCAGACATCATCAAGAAGGTGAAGAAAGCCATCGTGAATAAGTCAGATGCTCAGGCTAAGGCGCAGGAAGCCGTTGATGATGCCCGAAAGAAGCTTGCAGCCGTGGAGACTGTAGATGATGCAAATGCTCTCATCGAGGTTGCCCACGGATTGAACAAGATTCATCAGAAGGCATTCATGAATCAGATGATCAAGGAACTAGCAGTCAAAGGAATCGACTTTGACAAGAAGGGCAAGAAGTTCGTCAAGCACGAGGATGCAGCATGATGAAGCCTTTGATTAGAGTTACCCAGCTAGAGAGCTTCAGACGGTATATGTCTGGCGAATATGCTTATGTTACAGAGCAGGACGTTATAGACAATATCACTAAGAAGTTCGAGGGTAACGATTACACAAGAATAGGAACTGCCTTTCACTCCATCGTGGAGACTGGCAGTCCCCATTGCTTCAAGGAGCCGGAAGGTGTTCGTCATTTCACCTATTATAAGAAAGATAAGACAGAACCAGTTCCGAAAGGAAGAAGATTCGTCTTTGATGAAGGTGAAGCAATTCTCGACATTCCACAATGCAAGGTTGCTTTGAAATACAGAAATGAGCATCCTGGCGCCTTTCATGAGGTTCGTGAATACAAGGATTTCGGCAATGCCGTTATTACGGGATGTGCCGATATGATTGACGGACTAGAGATAAGAGACATCAAGACTAAGTACGGACCGGTATCAGACAAAGACTATATAGATAGTTGCCAATGGCAGCTTTACCTAGAGTTGTTTGAAGCTGATGTGTTCCATTTTGACTTGTTTGTCTTTGAGGGCTACAATAAGGATAAGCACAAGGGAGACGTGAGAGGTCTCAAACTTACCCCTTATGAGCCAGCAATCACTTGTTACAGATACCCAGGTATGGAAGACAAAAACCATGCATTATTGCGTGACTTCCTCAAATGGGTAGAAATGAGAGAATTATTACCATATTTACCATTAACAGAATCAGATGGCTAATACAATGACAGGAAGGGTGTTGTCTATCGGCAATGTCGAGGAAATACCCAGCAAGAGCGGTGGAGAGCCGTTCAAAAAGAGAGTTGTGGTTCTTAACTGTACACACTCGAATTATGGAGATGTGTATGAGAACTACCCAAGTTTTGAGTTCAGCGGAAAGCACGTGGATGATCCTGCGGCTTTTGCGGTTGGCGATATTGTTACTATATCTTTTGCTCTTCAAGGTACCAAGTATCAGAAGAGTGCAAATGACCCGGTAAAGTATTTCAATACCATTTCGGGTTACAAGATAGAAAAGTATCAGAGAGGTGGCCAGACGCAGCAGCAAGCACCTCCACCACCGCAGCCGCAAGGAGTTCAGTCACCGGCACCGCAGCCGGGCAAAGATGATGATTTGCCATTCTAGTTATGATTTTCAATCTCAACAATGACAAGGACAGGGCAGACTACAAGGACTATTGCAATGGCCTTTACATGGATGCCCTGAAAAGCGGAAAGGGTTTTATCGTGGAGGTGAAGAAAAAGCACCGTCCACGTTCCCTCGCCCAAAACAGCTATCTGCATGTGTGCCTTCAGTATTTCGCATCAGAGTTCGGCTACGATGAAGAATATGTGAAGTATAACATTTTCAAGCAGATAGTGAACAGAGAAATCTTTGCGAAGCAGAGAACAAATAGAAGAGGACAGCCTGTAACTTATTGGAGAAGCACGGCCGACCTTGACACAAAAGAATTAACAGACGCTATTGAGAAGTTTCGGAACTATTCAAGTATGGTTGCAGGGTTGTATATACCCGAGCCTAATGAAGAAGCAGCCTTGCTTGAAGCTCAGAAACAGATAGCATTATATGAAAAGTATTTATAATTATGAAATCAGATTTGAAAAATTATGTTCCTGAGAACATTGAGTTTGTATTGGAGGAAGGTGTAAAAGACATGTTCCCAATGGAGTTGGACTTCCTTGCTTTGACCGAGGAGAACCTTTGCGGAGAGAAGCCTTTGAAGAATAAGGCAGACATCCTTAAGTTTGTCGGAAAGCACTTCACGGCGACCTTCCCTGACAATGAGTTGGTTACACGTTTCCTCGATGAGTTCGAGAAGAAGAACATCAGAGAGGAGTATTGCACACTCGAAGAGAACGTGGTGCCAGCTCGCAAGCTGGAGTTGGAGGAGGCTTTGGAAAAAGCCAAGAAGATGAAGAAGGATGCAGAAGAGGCTTATGCTTCTGTCCTTATGGAAGTAGCCAAGTACGCCGCTGAGGTGCGCCAGGGAACTGTTGATATGCGTCTTAAGTCGAAGAACGTGTTCTGTATTGCATTGGCAGGCTACTATCTTGTATATAATTGGGATGCAAATACCGAGAAGTTCTTACTTGCAAAGGCTTATGCTATCCCGGACCGTTCTGAGATTTGGGCAAATGAGGTCAAGAATCGTGAGAGCATGAAAGAGGTCTTCGGATTGGAGTTCCCAGAAGAGGAGCAGCCAAAAGAAGAAGCTCAGCCAGAGCAGTCTTCAGATGATGACGATGATGAATTACCATTCGGCGAGTAATGAAGTACACTCTTAGAAATTATCAAAAGCAAGCTAGTGATGCAGCCGTAAGGCTGTTCACTAGCAAGGCTGACAAGAACGGATTGGTTATCCTGCCTACGGGTGCAGGAAAAAGTCTGGTGATAGCAGATATCGCCTCTCGTCTGGAAGGGCCGCTGTTAGTATTTCAACCTAGTAAGGAAATTCTTCTGCAGAACTTTGCCAAGCTGCAAAGCTATGGTATCTTCGATTGCGGTTGCTATAGTGCCTCTGTAGGATGTAAGGATATAAACAGAATAACCTTTGCCACCATCGGAAGTGTGATGAATCATATGTCGGATTTCGATTGTTTCAAGAACATCATAATTGACGAATGTCATTACGTAAATTCTAAAGCTGGGCAGTACAAGCAGTTCATAGAAGCGAAGAACAGACAGGTTGTTGGATTAACAGCCACGCCATACCGTCTTGATCGTGCCGAAGGAGGTTCCATCTTGAAGTTTCTCACGAGGGTTAGACCTAGAATATTTTCAAAGGTCATCTATTGTTGTCAGATTGGAGAGCTGCTTTCCAAAGGTTATCTCGCAGACTTGCATTATTACGATTTGACAGAATTGGATTTAAGAAGAGTCAGAAGCAACTCCACCGGTGCAGATTATGATGAAAGAAGTCTCCTCGCAGAGTATGAGCGTTGCGGATTCTATGATAAGCTATCAAATACAGTAGTCAAGGTCCTGCAGCCTAAAAGCGGCATTCCTAGAAAGGGGGTGCTTGTATTTACTGCTTTTACAAAGGAAGCCAGACAGTTAGTAGGAAAGCTTCAGTCACTCGGAGTCAATGCCGCCATCGTGACAGGAGAGACACCTAAAAAGGAGCGTGAAGCCATTCTCGAAGGATTCAAGAGGAGAGAAATAAAGGTTGTTGCCAACGTTGGTGTACTGACTACGGGATTCGACTACCCTGCTCTAGACACCGTTGTCTTGGCACGCCCGACGAAATCTCTTGGACTCTACTATCAGATGGTAGGCCGCGCTATCAGACCTTTTGAAGGAAAGGATGGGTGGATAGTTGACTTGTCGGGAAACTATAGCCGGTTCGGGAACGTGGCAGACCTCTTTATTAGCAGACCTTCAGGAACCACGAAATGGGCGGTATATTCCAGAGGGACACAATTAACTAATGTCGTACTAAGATGAGCGTTCTAAATGAGCTTATTGAATATAAGCAAAGAGATTCCGCATTAGGAACTGAGTATTTAACTCTCTGTCCGCATTGCAGAAAGGGAGTATTTACACAAGAACCAATTTATGTAGGAAGTTTAGCTTGCCGTTTATGTGTTGATTTTGCGAACATGACGGACAAATATGTTACATGTAAATTCAAAAGAAATGTTTCCATTTTATAAGAAAAAGAAGAAATCTTCTTCTACTCCCAAAAAGAGAAAGAAGAGTAAGCCGGATTTAGTCAAGAGACTAGACAAGGTGTTTGCATTGTATATTCGTCTGAGAGACTGCATGCCAAGCGGTATGGGGAAATGTATCAGCTGCGGAAAGATAAAGCCGTACAGAGAGCTTGATTGCGGTCATTTCTTCGGACGTTCCAACATGGCCACTCGATTTGATGAAGATAACTGCAATGCAGAATGTATCGGGTGCAACAGAGTGAAGTCAGACCATCTTATATACTACCAGGAGAATCTGATAAAGAAGATTGGTGTTTCCCGATTTTCCACCCTGCGAGAGCGTGCTCACTCCATCAAGAAATGGGATGACGATGAGTTGGAGAAAATGATTAAGTATTATACTAATGAAGTAAAGAGACTGAGTTATGAGAAAGGCATCACCGTTAATCTGTAAAAAATATAAGTCCCCAGTGTTTCACAACACCGAGGACTTGAACCAATTAAAATCCTATAAAGATTATACTTTAAAGGGATTTGTTTGCAAAGGTAATGAATTATTTTCAAATTGCCAAATAAATCCCAATAAAAAAAGCCTGCTCGCCAGCAGGCTAAAGAGAAACCCATACAATATTCTTTTACAGAATATAATGGAAAAAACATACTGCAAAAGTACTAAAAAAAATTGAGATAACCAAACATATATCTAAATATATTTTGGTATTTTTGAATATTTAAGTTAATTCTTTTGCATATATCGAATAAAATTCGTAATTTTGCATTAAGGAGAAACAATATAGTTATAAATAAAATATTACACAATATGGAAGAGACAGAATTTCTAAGAGATTTTGAAGGAATCAAGGACTACAGAACGTTCTTGGTAGGCTTGGACAAACAGTTCAAGTCGGCAGGTGTGTTGTATCGTGAGTTTAAAATTTTGGAGGGGATGGCTTTTATCGCTTTAAAGATTAGCCCTTCTATCCACAATTTTATCTCTAAGCAGCAAAGTGCTGTTTACAGTAAGTTACAGACCGAAGTTGACTCCCTGGCAAATAGTATAAAGCGAGGTAAGATATGCTTCATTAAGAACGAGGACTTGAACCAATAAGATTATGAAATATAATTGCATCAGAAATAGTGATTCTCCAGAAGTAATGAGAGCAAGGGTGAAGCACGGCATAGCTGCCTACGGCATCTACGTTGCTCTTATGCAACTATTGGAGGAAGACGAGGATCATAAGCTATCAAAGGATTATTCTATGATAGCTTATGAGATGCGTGTTGATGTTTCCGTGGTGCAATCTGTAGTTGAGGATTTTGATTTATTCGAGGTTGAGGAAGAATATTTCTATTCTAAGGAACTTTCAGACACCATCGAGCAGGCAAGAAAAGTCAGCGAAGCTAGAGCTAGAGCCGGTCGTGCAGGTGGTGCAGCAAAGGCTAGAAATTTCGTAGCAAATGCTAAGGAATCTTCTAGCAAATGCCAAGCAAATGCTAGCGAATCTCTAGCAAATGCTAAGCAAATGCCAGAGTCCAAAGAAAGTTCCCCAAACCCTTCAAAGAATATATATTCCGTTCCTACGGAACGGGAAGATAATATAAAATTATCTTCTCCTTCTAGCGCGCACACGAGGAAATCGAAATCGAAAGAGTTTACCATCTGCCACAAGGGACGGCAAATATTCGAGAAGTATTACCAAGAACTCTATGACTCTGCCTATTATTGGCAACCCAAGGATGCAAAGGCTATGAACTCTATCCTAAAGAAGATTTCTTTTGCTAGAAGTCACAAAACAGTTCCGCTTCCGATAGATGACGAGAGCTTGCTTAAGGCATTGGAAGAGTTTCTGCGTCGTATCGACAAGACTTGGATAATGAACAATTTTTCGGTTAACAAAATTGATTCTCAATACAACGAGATAGTATCAGAAATGAAAAATCATAGACAAAACGTAACAGACAATGGAAACAATACAAAGACAGGATGGAAAGCTCCAGACCACAAAGACACATCAGCGTATAGGTCGGGGTTTGGAGTTGCCGTTGGGAAATAGAGAAGTCAAGAACTTTCTTTACTATGCCTACAAACGAGAGGTAGAGAAAAGAAAAAGAACGTTCGTCTTCACTGACGAGCTAAAGGAAGCAATATCGAAAGTCGGGGATTTTCTTACTACAGAGACAAACTTTTACGGGCTGTTTATGCCCGGCAGTATTGGAAACGGCAAGACTACAATGCTAAAGGCTATTCGAGATTTGCTAGTTCATCTTGTGGACTCAAACAAGATTAGCTATTGCGAGGGTGACAAATATCCGCGATTCGTCAAGGCTAGAGATATGGCTTACATGATTCACGAAGACATAAACGAGTTCAGAGCAATCATGAACACTAAGTTTCTCTTGATTGACGATTTGGGTGCTGAGCCAACGGAGATAGTCACATACGGAATGCACTACAAGCCGTTTGACGAGTTGTTGGACTATCGCTATGAGCAGATGCTGCCCACGATTATCAGTTCAAACCTAACGGCCATTGACATCGGACAGAAGTACGATGACCCAAGAATTGTAGATAGAATGCACGAAATGTTTGATATTTTAAGTTTTGAGGAGGTATCGTTCAGATGAGTTTAGAACAATCACCATATCAGAATCAGCCATTAGTGAATGACCCAAAGGCTGAGCAGTATGTTATCGGAAGTCTTCTTGTTGATCCTACCGCATACACTCTAGTAAGCCAGTATCTAGATGAAGACTGTTTTTACGACCCCATGTGTAGGGATATATGGAAGGCTGTTGATAATATGGGAAAGCAAGGTATGCCGATAGATGTCATATCTGTTTCTGCCGAGCTCAGTAAGCAGAAGTCGAATGTAACAGCATTGGACTTGATGAACATTTCGGCACAGATTGCATCATCTGCACATGTAGAATATCATGCCATCAGATTGCAGGACCTTGGTAGAAGAAGAAAACTCTGGGTTGTCGGGCAGCAGCTTTCCAAGGTTGGATTATCGGAAGAGATTCTGACCGCAGACGCCCACCAAGAGGCTATAGAGAGTATCGGAGGAGTATTTGAGAAAGCAGATGGAGTGTTCACGCTCAATGATGCAATGAATAGCCTAAACGAGATAATGGTTAAGAATGCCACCGTTGGAGGTGTCACGACAGGAACCAAGACCGGTATGGAGAGATTCGATGAAAAGGGAGGTCTGCAGAAGTCTGATTTGATTATCGTTGCCGGCGAAACTTCTCAGGGAAAGACGAGCCTCGCACTTTGCATGACAAGACACGCCATTGAGAACGGAGCAAAGGTTGCTTTCTACTCTATGGAAATGACGAAGGAGCAGCTTACGGCACGTCTGCTTTCTGCCAAGACGAACATCCCGGCCAACAATATCCTCTATTCGGGCAGTCTGGCGCCAAGCGAGATAAGGATGATTGATGATGCTAGAGGCAAGTTGCCCGGAGAGAATTTATTCTTTGATGACAAGAGCACGTCAAATATAGATTCTATCCTTCTTTCCATCCGAATGCTTAAGATGCAGAAGGACATAGACGGAGCCGTAGTTGATTACTTGCAGATTCTTAACGTAAACTCCAGGAGTACGAGTTTCAGCAGGGAGCAGGCTATGGGTGATGCCGCACGAAGATTCAAGAACCTCGCAAAGGAACTGAACATATGGATCATCGCCCTAAGTCAGTTGTCTAGAGATAGTAACTGCCCAGAGCCGAATCTGAACCGACTGCGCGATAGTGGACAGATAGGAGAAGCTGCCGATGTTGTCATCCTAGTCTATCGAGCAGAGTATTACAACAGAGCGTACCCTGCCCCATTTGATAACAAGGACGATTATCCTACTGACGGAACGGCTATGATAGACGTTGCCAAGGGACGTAATATCGGAACGTTCAAATTCTTTATGGGATTCAACAAAAATACGACAAATTTTTTCAAGACGAATTTAATCAACGAAGATGTACAGGTGCCTTTCGAAAAGCCAGAAGAAGCAGATGCACCATTCTGATAATCAGATAGTTATAAAGTACTACGATTTAGTATTTTTAACTAAAATAATCGTTAGTATATTTGCATATATCAGAAAATTTTCGTACCTTTGCATATAGATAAAAGGTAGTAGTTTTGACTATTCAGAGCCTACCTTGTGCAAGTTGAACCAATTAAAATTATAAAGATTATGAATACTTCTAACGAGTTAAGAAAGAACGAAATTGAAAATGAGGTTAAGAACTTGTTTAAGCAATTTGGTGAACATGCAGAAAGTATTATTTCCGTATGCCCAGGTTGGAAGTTTGTGAACGTTCAAGATTCTCGCAATCAGATAAAAGTCAAGTTTGCCTTAACTTGCGATGAGAACAGAGAGTTGACTGTCGTGTATAATGAATGCAAATGCGGATTTCAGGGAAACGTTGAGTTCACAACAGAAATAGACGCAGCATCCAGTATTGATATAGACAGCGCAAACTGCAAAGCTATGTATTATATTGCTCTAGGCTCATTCCTGTCTAACAAAGACCTTCAAGACAAGCTGCAGTCTGAAATGAAAAGTTTCTTGCATAATGTAGAAACTAAATATAACGAGTACAATAAATTAGACCAGGAGGATTAATTATGGAGACGCTTTCTGAGTACATGCTTCGCAGATTTTGTTCTGCTTATCCAACGGTTCCAATTACGCTTTCAAAAGTCAAGGCTTATCTTGACACAGTTGATGATTGGAGAGAGTTAGACGATAGCCATTTGGCACTATTATACAATTTTAATCTTAAAAAATAGAAAGGGAATAATTATGAGAAATTCAAATTTCAATCTTATCAAGTCATTAGGCTACATTGTAGTTCTTATGTAAAGGAGGAGGAACGAGTATGAGTTTAATCGATGAAATCAGAGCAGCTAGAGTTTCTCAACTCACTGAGGAACACAAGGAAAAGCTTCTTGCTTATATCAAGAAGAACCTGATGCAAAATGATTACGCTTTAATCCGTGGCGCAGCACACTTTTCGTATGATTGGAAAATTCCAGACCCGGATAGCAAGGATTGGTGGAGAGACTGTTATGCTCCATACAAACTCCATCCGGCTATTACGGATTGGCTGAATAGCCTTGGCTTTACGTGCAGTCGCTATTATAACAGAGGTGGTGTTGACCAGGGAATATGTGTAAGAATATAAGCGTATAAATATCAAATGAGTTATGAAATATGTAGATTATAAAGCCAAACAACACAAGGAGTTCAATAAGCTCCCGATGAAAGCAGCCTTTGGCGATAAGCAGTTTGAGGAAATGATGGCAGAATGGGGGCTTACAACAAGTAAGGAAGACCTAGAAAAAATATGTTCCATCGGTGCCGGTGCTTATTGCCTCACAAAGGACTACCATCTGTTTATCGAGTTTTCCGAGCGTTCAGTAAAGGAGGACGAGGAGTTCTATTCAAATGACGAGAATTTGAAGGATGCTCTCATCTATGAGTTTGGCAACCATGAATGCGGATATACATGGGATTTTGAGAATGGTATTATCGCATTAGGATTCTCCGTCAAAGAGTTTTTTTCGGACCAGCGCAAAGCTAAGGTATTCGCGGAGGCAAGAAAAGAGTATATAGACAAATTGGAGGGCTAGCTATGTTGGTAAATGAAATGGTACAATACACGAGAACGGCAGACATGGAAGAACTCTATCTGATGCTCAATAATGATTCTGTAGCCTACAACCTTTGGCACGATGCTGCAGAAAAGTACGCCCTGAAGATGGTAAATGGCGAGGCGGTAATGATGGAGAATGTCGCCCATGTGATGATTGCAAGAATCATCCAGTCATGTGACAGACTGATAAACTGGCGCAGAAAGATGATTACTGATGCCCTGGATATTACCAAAGAGCAGAAGGAGATTGTTGCATGGCAGTGGTTCTACAATAGCATGATGGATTTATATACTTATTATAAAGGTAGGCAAAAGTAAGGTTTAACATAACGGGTAGTAAGGACACCCACTAGTTAGATACCTTATTCTTATCTGGCAGCCGGAAAGACGGCAGCCTACCTTCCAACAAAAATATACAATTATGAAGAATATTTATCATATACATCAGTCTTCCAATTCCTATTGGGACAGTCATTGGACAGACACAGATTATTATCTGTGCGATAGCGAGGAGGAATACCAGCAGAAATTGGCTGAATATACTGAGAAGCGTAAGCAGATTGAGAAGGATTTCAAGGAGAATCCAACAGAGTGCAACAAGTATCGTGCATTGTTCTTTCAGCTCAGTAAGGAGCAAAAGGTACATGCTAACGAATATTACTACGCACATGAATGGTGCGGCAAGGAGTTCGATGCTTTCGGTTTCTGCTGGAGTAAGAGGTTGGAGAGAAGCACGCATTACAAGTACTTCTTGAAGCCGGGTTCCGTAACAAATGAAAGCGTAAGTTCTGCTGTAGGCAGATTTACAGGATATGGAAGTTAAACTTAATAAGATTGGAGGTGAGTCATGTAGAATTAAGTAAAAATCATCGTTAATCAATGGTCGGGATTAAATAACAAAACAATGTTTGATATTCTTTATTTTGCGACAGCTCGGAAAGACGGCACCCGACCTTTAATTTTAAAATAATATGGAAATAGAAGAATTAATAAAAATAGCAGAGTCTGATTCCTGGACTGTCACCGAAGAGGAATACACGAATGGGAAAGGATTGCTCTTTTCAAGACGTTCACCTGCAGGTCAAGACTTCTCGATATCAACCGGGCCATTTGAAAGTGCGGAAGAATTGATCAACAGCATCCACCAGCGTTACGTAGAATTTGATGCTGACAGTGAAACATATTTATGGTTAGATAACGAGGGCCATGGAAAGAACGGAGCACCATATCGCATGAGGGATGTGCTGGAAGACATGGAGGCTTGCGAGAAAATGATTTACGACTTATTTATTTGTTATCGGGACGCTTATGAAAAGAAGTGAATTATTTATGGCTTGCGCCAATGAGTACAGTTACAGATGCAATTCTGATTGCGACAACTGTCAGTTATACCTTCGTTACTTAAAAGAAAAGGAGGATTGATTATGAAAGGGAAAGATATTATCGTAGTTAGCAGTTTGGGTGTACAAGCGTACTATCCTATTGGGCAGAAGCTTAGTATAAATGGGAGAACCTGTGTAGTAGCGAAAAGTGGAGATTGCGTTAATTGCGCTGTTTGTGTACCTAACGTTCCGCTCCGCGACCAAGAAGTTACATGTGCGAACTTAGCTTGTACGGCTGGCGACAGAAAGGATAGAACTAGTGTTCATTTCAAAGAGATTTAATTATGACAGTATATCTAATTTATAAAGATGATGCCTGGCACACAAAAGGGAGCGGCAAATTGCTCAGGGTAGCCGATAACCTTCAGAAATGCTACGCAACAGCCGAGGCTAACGGAGCTTCGGAAGAGCAACTTAAAGATTTGCGCAATATCGGGCAGAGCCAATGTAGTGGTAAAAACTATGAGTTTAATATTGAAACATGGGAGGTAACATAATATGAAATATGATGTTTGCATTCAAGAAACTTTGAGTAAGACAATAACCGTAGAGGCAGAATCAAATACGGATGCTTGCTCCATGATTAGAGAAAAGGTTAAGAATGGTGAGATTGTCCTTTCTGCCGACGATTACACCGGTTGTAGAATTATAACGGCACAGAAAGCGTATGGAAGTGAAGACAACGAAGACTGAGTTCAGAGAACTGCTTAGTGTTCTAGAAAAAGCAGCAGCTTTTATTAATGAAAAATCCACAAGGCCCAAAGACTTTGATTTGGCTAGAAGATTAATAAGGTCAAAGGCTTTGCTAGCGAAAAGGAATGGCAGTCTTCAAGGAGAAAGCGGCGATAGTCATTAACGGCATCGTGTACGTAGCGGAACCAATGGATGATTGCGAGGATTGTGCGTTTTGTACGGGCTTGGCACAATGCAGCGTAGATTTCATTTGCATCTCTATGAGAGAAGCTTTCCGTAAGGGATTCAGAAACAAGCCCATCGGTTTCAAAAAATGGAAAGGTTATGAAAGGATCAGAAACATTCAAGAAGGTAATCAAGGCATATCTTGACAAGCGTGCAGCAGAGGACGAATTGTTCGCAAAGGATTACGCCAAGCCTGGTAAGAATATCGATGACTGCTGCGACTTTATTATCTCAGAGGTCAAGAAATCCGGAAGACAGGGGTTTGACGATGATGAGATTTACGGAATGGCAGTTCATTATTATAATGAAGAAGAAGTCTCATTCACTAAGAATCAGAATTGCACCATTGTTACAAATCTCTCAGACCAGACCAAGGAGAATCTGGAGAAGAAGGCTGAGGAGGAGTTCAAGCAAGCCAAGATCATGGAGCTCAAAAAGAAGGAGTCCGCAGAGAAGGAACGCTTGAAGAAGAAAGCCGAGGCTCAGAGAAAGAAGGATGCAGAGATTAGACAGTTGAGTTTGTTTGATTTTTAAATATGTGAGTTATGAAGCCAAGAAATAAGACAGAACGTGAAGTTGTAAAACTCTCAGATAGAATACCGGAGTTATCAGACAAGCAACGTGAGTGGGCCATCAAGACTTGCATCTCTGAAGATGATGCCTACAAATACAGTGATAGATTTTCTAGAGGATGCTTCTACCTTGTATGTACATTCAAGGGATGGCAGGTTCTCAGGTACTTCCAGGTAAGAGTGAAGTTCCGGTTCCACAAGATGGTTAAGGAGAAGATTTACTTCAAGGAGTGTATGCAGCAATGGTTGAAAGACGGGGAGTATGTTTTTCTTGCCAAGCAGCGAACCAGCGGATATATAGAAGATGCTTTTTCTGCTTTCGGAAAGTTGGAAGTAAGAACGCATACTGTATGGAGTTTCTTGGGTGATCCTCGTGATATTGGATTCGATGGAGTATATTACGCTTCAGTCCAAGGCAAGTATAAATATGCTCTCAGAGACTTCGGGGAAAAGATTCTGTGTGACGAAATCTTCCGTTCCGTCAATGCTAACCCATACAATGAAACTCTCATGAGACGTGATATTGATATGTGGAAGGTGTGTAAGTACCATGAAGCTGTCTTCGACAGAGAAAAAATGTCTGCCGTCAAGATTGTTGTCAGACACGGAAAGGCTTCTTATATTTACGATAGCTTGTGGTGGGATATGCTCGACAGTATTATGTATCTTAAGAAAGATGTACGTAACCCTTCTATAGTTTGCCCGGAGAATCTTCGTGAGGCGCACGACAAGTGGCTAAAGGCAGCAGACAACAAGAAAAAGAAAATGGAGGACAGAATGACTAAGTTGCGTTTGATTGCGGAAGAGAAAATGCAACTCAGATATCTGGAGCAAGCTGCTAAAGCCGAAGAGGAGAATAAGAAAAAGGCAGAAGCAATGGCTAATGTATATGTTGACAGAAGAAAGCAGTTCTTTGACATTGACATAAAGGATGGCGCCATAGACATACAGGTTCTTAAGTCCGTCCAGGAGTTCTTTGAAGAGGGCAAGGAAATGGGGCACTGTGTATTTAGGAACGGTTATTACGATGTGAACAGAAAGCCGAACTGCCTCATACTTTCTGCCAAGGTAAACGGGCAGCGTATGGAGACAATCGAGGTAAACTTAGCCGATGTTACTGTTGTTCAATGCCAGGGTCATGGAAACATCAACTCCGCTTTTCATGATGCCATTCTAAAGCTTATCAAAGACAATCTGTGGCAGATAGAATCCAGGCTCCCGAACATGGCTAGTAGAACAGCGTAATTTTTTAGTATTTTTGGCTAAAATTTCCGTTTAATATATTTGCATATATCGAGATTTTTTCGTACCTTTGCGTATGAGAAGAGCCTATTTTGCGGTGTTTTTGACTATACAAGCCGCATATATGCACAATTTTATGTTAAAATATGGTTAATTTTAGATTTTAAGTATTTAATCATTAAATATTTTATTAAATTTGCAGCGATGGAATACGATTACAGTAAGCTCAGAGAGTTCATCAAGCGTTGTAAGTGGCAATGGGCCACTTCAATGATAGACGTTCCTCATGAGTACATTCACAGAGACAAGTGCGCATTGACAAACGACGAGTTCTATTACTTCGTCAGCGCACAGCGAGACAATGGAGTCCATGAAAGATGGGGGAAGTATAATTTCCCTTACCTTTACATTGATGGTTACAAGTATTGGACGATGGGTGACCCATTCGAGACTACTTGGATTTTGAACAGACAGAAGGTTTTCAACGAGTTCGACTTCCTGGAGTGGCCGGTACCGCGAATCTATTCGAATCAGGAAATGGACGTGATGGCAAAATCTATCATGTTCACGTTCAAGGACAGAAGATTTTTCGAGGCAGGCATCGGAAACGGAGACTTCGTCGCCTACACCAAGATAAAGCCGGAGATGTATTATGGAGTTGATCCTAGCAAGAAAGCAATCAAGCAGTTCAGGGAGAAGACCTCTGGTTTTTTCCGAAGATGTTCTACTATTTCTTTTGAGGAGGCGATAAAGAAATGGATGTCGGCAGACAGCGTTGTGGTAGCCCTTTTCGGTACGGCTTCCTACTTCATGCCTCAGTATCTTCGCAAGCTGGGCGAGAGTGGTTTGGATTATTGTCTTATGTTCTACAAGGATGATTACACCCCTGCAGAGTTCGAAGAAATGCACCATTTCACCTACGACAGAATGCAGCTGAAATCGATGTTCCCGAATTGTAACATATACAATCACAAGAATTTCGTAACCATTTCAAGTAAAAAAATTACCTGGCAACAGGCAACAGTAGAAAATGAATTATTCCCAGTATGATAAAATAGCAAGTAAGTACGACACTTTGTTTCGTGATGAAATGAGTCTCGTTGAGAACCGTGAGGTGGGGCAAATGCTCCCACCTCTCAGCGGTTCAATCCTAGACATCGGATGTGGTACCGGCTTGCTGACAGAGATTGCAAAAATCGACCCACAGGAATATCTAGGAATTGATCCTAGTAAAGGAATGTTGGAGCAGTTCACTAACAAATACCCAGCCTATAAGGATAGGGTTGTATGTGAGCCTTTCGACGGAAAGAGTTTAGATTGCAGGAATTTCGACAATATCGTAGCATTGTTCGGTTCCCCATCTTATCTTTCCCGTTATGCCGTTCTGGCAATATCGCAGTGCAAGGCTCGCAAGTTCTTGATGTTCTACAAGGAGAAATATCATCCGGTCACTTATGAGAAGTGTGATGTGGAGTTCAGACATTTTTTCTATTCAAAGAAGGTCTTGTGCAGTCTTTTTGGTGAAGAAAACGTATCAGAGTATCACAATTATTTAATAGTAAATTGCGTATGACATCACAGAAAGGTTTGCGTTATGATGGCAGTATTGATAAATACCCCATCACAGAAGGCGAGATTTACAGTTTAGGCAATGGTAGCAAGATTACCATTGCCGATATTACTTTGGGGCTTCCGGAGTTTTCGAAGAATGCCGATTGCGTATTCATCGACCCAGCAGGAAGTAAAGGTGTCCTCAAAGCGTATTATACTAAGGCGGAGAAACAATGCCCGGTTGATAATTTTGACGAGTTCGTTGCCCACATTAAGAGGTGCATCGAGCAGATTAATCCGGACAGACTATTCGTCGAGTGCTTCTACAGAAATAAGAAGCAGTTGGTTCCTATGGTAGAATCATTGTTCCCTCATGTAAAAATCTACGAGAACACCTATTACCACAAGCCAGATTGCAAGTGCTGGATTATCCAAGGCACCAAGCAGGCAGAAGACTGGGGACTCCAGGGAATGGATGAATGGGATGCGGTGTTCAAGATTTGTAAGGATGTTCCGTTCAGCTCTATCACAGACTTCTTCATGGGTCAAGGACTTGTTGCCCAAGCAGCCTATGCCGCAGGTAAGGTTTTCTATGGTAGCGATATGAACAGAAACCGTTTGGCAGTAGCCATAAGCAAGGTAGCCAAGCGAGGTGGAGAATGGACAGTAACTAAATAATTACGCATATGATTAAACTCTCTCAGATTATCATCCTCAACGTTCCGAAGCGAGAACGTGAGGGCAAATACCTTAAGAAGTTGATAGAGACCAGCACGAAGCCTTATGGTATTCCTGTCAGTATCTCTATGGACCGAGGTAAGGGTCTTTGGGACAATTATTCCCAAGCGTTGACGCAAGAGGTAGCAGAAGGAACCCATCGAATGGTTATCCACGATGACATTACCTTTGACCGCAACATTCTTGCCAAGATTTTACATATTCTCTCTTTTGCTCCCGAAAACAACGTTATCAGTTTCTACAATCCAACAAATGGTGACTATACTGATTGTTACGCAAAGGGCAAGCACGTTATTTCTACAAAGACTAATTTCTGGCTGCAGGCTAGTGTATATCCAAATGACCTGGCCAAGGACTTTGTTGAAACTTCAAACAAGATGACGGATGATCAGACACGTTATGATGATTCGCGCCTTAAGGCATACCTTCAAGCAAAGGGTATCGACCTTTACGCTATCGTTCCCGGTCTGGTTCAGCATTTCGGTGCATACAGAAGCACGTTCAACAATCCTGGCGCCGTAGGTGGCATTCCTAGGAACAGCAAGACCTACGACAACCAGTTTGATGTAGAATCTGTAGATTGGGAGAGTGAGTTCAAGAATCCTTATTTGGCTAAGTCAAGCAAGGATTGGGTTAAGGAAATCGTAAACAAGGAATTTCTCGATGAATACAAAAAACTCTAAGGAAAATCTAGCCTTGAAATTGGCGAAGGACAATATCGAGGTTGAGCAGGTGAAGCCGCTGCACATTGAATACGTTAAGGTTGATGACATTTATCCGAATGACTATAACCCTAATACGCATGATGCAGACAGCTTCGACCTTCTCATCAAATCGTTACTCTATTTCGGATTTACTCAGCCTATCGTTGTTAACCGCTCGACGATGCAGATTGTGGACGGAGAGAACAGATACCGCGCCGCCTGCGTCATCGGATATGAGATGGTTCCTGTATGCTTTGTTGATTTCGACGAAGAGAAGTTGAGATATGCAACAATCATGCACAATGCCGCTCGCGGCCACAACAATAATGAAATGATGGGCAGGCTTAAGGATTACCTTGACACCCATTTCAGTAATTCCAGCGACAAGGTATTATTAAACAATAGAAATAAGAAATGATATTTTACAGTGACAAAAACGTTTATGAGGCAGCTCTTGAAAGATTCAGATATATCTTTCGGGAGTTTTATGGTAAGCGTAAGATTGTCGTGACGATGTCGGGAGGAAAGGACTCTACCGTGGTTCTCAACCTTGCGCACGAGGTTATGAAGGAGATGGGAATTGAAAAGATTCCTGTCCTCTTCCTAGACCAAGAGGCAGAGACTCCAATGACTATCGAGTATATACGATACATCATGCACTTGCCGTGGGTTGAGCCGTATTGGATTCAGTCATACTTCCAGGAATGGAATGCCTCAAAGGGAGAATGGTTCAATGTATGGGGGCCTGGAGAAAAATGGATTCGTGAGAAGGAACCAGATTCTTATGGAGATTTGGAAATTCCACACAATCAGTATTTCTCCAAGACCCTTGATCAGGTACACAGAATGCTCTTTGGCAAAGACTACCTAACTTTGGGCGGTGTTCGCATCGAGGAGTCGCCGGCACGTTTATCGGGTCTTACTAGAGGTGAGTGCCTTCCAGGTATTACGTGGGGAGGTGGTGGCGGATATTATAAAGACGGCACACCGAGAAGTCTGGTGCTCTACCCTATTTGGGATTGGAAGGTTCATGATGTATGGTATTACATCTTCAGCAACAAGCTTCCGTACTGTAAGCTCTATAACTATCAGTTCACGCAGAAGCCACTCAGAGCGTGCCGAGTAAGTTCCCTCATCCATGAGCAGGCTATCCACGACTTAGGTTTCATTAAGGAAGTGGATCCATGGTTCTACGACAAGTTGGTACGAAGAGTTGCAAACGTCAATACGTCTGTACACGTCTTTAACGAAATAGCAACATACTGCTACAACTTGCCGCCTTATTTCAAGGATTGGGATGAATACGTTGATTATCTCGCAGACAATCTTTGTGAAGACAAGAAGAATGCGGAGACTATCAAGAAAGGCTACCGTTCTGCCAAGAAGAGGAATGTAGCTAAAGCCGGTCATTGCCAGGAGTGTATTGATTATGTAATACATCAGATTGGCTATACAAGTGCCGTCTGCGTCATTGCGGAAGATTTCGGCATGAAGCGCATTCAGAGTGTAGAGCGTTCTTTGCGTCAGTATTTGAGCGACAATTATGTTAAAATAGAAAAAGCTAATAAGGAATATGAATCTTCAAGAGAACATCAAGAAGGAGTTTGATGCTGTCAAGGATAAGGTGCAGTTTTTGAACGACCTCAGAAAGTATATCAGTTCCTTATCTCCGGAGAAAGTCAACCCTGTAGATTGCGTGCTTTGGGTTGACAAGGATATGGTTGTAGCCAACAACTACAACCCTAACCATGTGGCAGATAAGGAAATGCGTCTTCTCTATACATCCGTGAGGGAAGACGGTTACACAATGCCTATCGTTACCATTTGGGACGAGAAGCTGCAGAAGTATGTAATCATCGACGGTTTCCACAGAAACCTCGTTATTCGCAAGTTTGCGGACATCAATGAGCGATGTGGCGGAAAGCTGCCGATTGTAGTCCTAGACAAGGACATTGACCAGCGTATGGCATCAACCGTAAGACACAATCGTGCCCGTGGAAGTCACTCTGTCGATGGAATGGTAAACATCGTTTTCAATATGCTCAGAGATGGTGTGTCTGAGCGTGAGATTTGCGAAAAGGTAGGTCTGGAGCAGAAAGAGCTTGTAAAGCTTAAGTTTGTTACCGGTTTCGCCAAGATTTTCAAGAACTATAAATATAATGCGGCTATCGAAAAGGTTGTCGACGAGAGACGCGTAGCAAGAGAGACAGCCAAGAAAAGGAGGATAAGAAATGAAAGTAAAGGTAGTTAAACTCAGTGAAATCTTTCCTTACTATGACAACCCTCGTGACAATACGAATGCGGTTGAGCCTACGAAGGAGAGTATCAAGCGTTTTGGATACGTTAAGCCTATCCTCGTTGATAAGGCAGGTGTAATCATTGCCGGTCACACAAGATACGTGGCAGCTTACCAGTTGGGCATGGAGTTCGTTCCTGTCGTTTACTCGGATATGGACGACGAAATGGCAAAGAAGTACCGCATCCTCGATAACAAGCTGGCAGAGAAATCTTCCTTTGATGAAGACCAGCTTTTGGAGGAATTGCGCAACATGGAGGTTCCTACCGATATGCAGGCATTCTTCTTTGAGGACATCAATCAAATGCTCAACTTCTCTCTCGACAGCATCAACCAGCAGGCAGAAGAGTATGGTGGCTTCCAGGATGACTATTCTCAGGTTGATGATGAGAACTTCGAGGCTCCATCAAATGAAGAGGCTGGCGAAAGCGAGGAAGCTTCTTCGGATGAGGAGGAAGACCCTGCCAAGGATTTGTTCGTTCTCAAAGAGCGCGAGGACGGTTCACATTATATGAAGGTCGTTTGCCCATATTGCGGAAATATGGAAACAATAGAAATTGAGGATTAACAGGTATGGAAGAGATTAAGATTAATGACAAGGTAATTGAGTTACCTATTGACAGTATCGTGCCTCATGACGGTTCGCACAAGACCGACGAGACGGCAGTACAGGCAATCATGCAGTCCATCAAGGATTTCGGCATCACTCAGCCTATTTCCGTTGACAAGAACAACGTAATTGTAACCGGAAACGGTGTGTTTAAGGCAGCTAAGGCATTGGGAATGGATAAGGTTCCCTGCATTCGTCTTGACTATCTGACTGATGAGCAGATTAAGCAGTATAGAATCGCTGATGACAAGACGTCCGAGTTCGCCACTTGGAACGAGAAGAAGCTTCGCAAGGAGCTCTCCTATCTCGGTGATCCTAACAGCATTCAGTTTGCTTTTGATGAGAGCATTGCCGGTATGCTTGGACTCAACGCTAAGCCAAAGGAACAGAAGCCTGCGGCCGCACCTTCCAAGGCTGAGACTAACCATACGGCTAAGAAGGTCGTAACGGAAGCCCAGAAGGACCAGAAGTTCAAGGAGGAAATGAAGGGCGTTGAGGAGAATATCCAGGTCAAGCCTTCAGAGTATTATGAGTATAATTGTTCCGCTTGCGGTAAACTAGTAAAAGTTAAGAAGCCATGACAGATGAATCATCACAGCCGAAAGTAAAGTCTTTCGTACATAGAATCCCCAATCCTGTTGGAAGACCATACAAGATTAAGTCTTCTCAGGAATTATGGGATAAGTTTGTAGCTTACTGTGATGATGTTGAAAATGACCCTTGGCAGCAAAAGACTGGTAGCAACTCCATTGCAGGCGGCAGCGGCAAATCCACAAATTCCATGAGACAAGAGGTAAGGGTTTTCAGAAGAGCCTATACCCTTGTCGGATTTTGTGCTTTCTGTGGCATTGTTCAGAAATGGGCGGATTTCAAGAGAGGTAATCTTAAGAGACCAGGCTTTGAGCAGGTGATAACACAGATTGAGAATGTCGTGATGGCCCAGCAGATTGATGGTGCCATGCTTCATCAGTTTGATTCCAGCATTGTTGCAAGGCTCAACGGATTGGCAGATAAGCATATTCAAGAAGTAACCGGCAAGGATGGCGAGGACTTCAAATTCCCTAAGCTGTCCTTGGATGATATTAAAGAATTACAGAAGATAAATGGACTTTGAGAAACAACGTTTTCTTCATAAGCAGTTAGTGGCATCGTCCCTGCTGCAATTCACTACTAAGATGTTCGCCTATACTGCTCGACGTGAGTATGTAATAGGCGAACATCACAGGATTATATGTGATGCGCTCATGGATGTGATAAGGGGAAAGACTAACAAGCTGATTATCAACATCAGCCCTCGTTACGGAAAGACACTCTTGTGTTCACAGATGTTTATCGCATATGGTCTTGCGCTGAACCCTGCTTCAAAGTTTCTTCATATATCTTATTCCGGAAGTCTCGTCCAGGACAATTCAATGGCAGTCAAGGACACGATAACTTCTACATATTTTCAAACACTATTCCCTAATGTCAAAATCAGAAAGAACGATAACACAAGATCAAAATGGAGCACAACGGCAGGTGGTGGTGAGTATGCTACATCTACCTTGGGTCAGATCACAGGTTTTGGTGCAGGTCAGCCAGACTGGACCGAAGAAGACATAAAGAACATGGATAAGTTTATGGCTACGTTCAACCCCGGTCACTTTTCGGGAGCCATAGTTATCGATGACCCTTTACGACCGGACGATGCTTTGTCCGATAACGTCAGAGAGTCTATCAACAGACGTTTCGAGACAACCATCCGTAACCGTGTAAACTCACGTCATACGCCAATTATCATCGTCATGCAGAGGTTGCACGAGCACGACTTGTGCGGTTACCTTCAAGAGATTGAGCCAAATGAGTGGAAAGTTGTCTCCCTCCCGGTAATACAGACAGACAAGGACGGAAAGGAGAGAGCCTTGTGGCCGTGGAAGCATACGCTGGAGGAGCTGTACAAAATCAAGCATGCCAGCGAGTTCGTATTTGAGACACAGTACATGCAGAACCCTACCCCTATGGAAGGTCTTATGTACCATGCCTTCAGAACATACGATGAGCTGCCGGACAGAAGGTATGCAAGAATGATTGGCAACTACACCGACTCGGCAGATACCGGTTTCGACTTTCTTTGCTCTATATGCTTCGATGCACACGATGACGGCTACTATGTTACCGATGTTCTATACACCAAGCGACCGATGGAATACACGGAACCAGCGCAAGCCAATATGGTTAAGCGCAATCAGACAGACGTGTGTTTCGTTGAAAGTAACAATGGTGGCCGCTCTTATGCCCGCAATGTCGAGCGCATAACAAGGGAACACGGAAACAGAATCACCCAGTTCGTAACGTTCACGCAATCGAAGAACAAACAGATTAGAATCTTCACTCGCTCCAGCGAGGTAAACAACAAACTAGTTTTCCCTTCTAATTGGGAACAGTTGTGGCCGGAGTTCGCCCACGATATGAAATCCTACAGAAAGGAAGGATATAACGCTCACGATGATGCGCCGGACGCTTGTACGGGCATCATAGAGAAGTGCGAGGAGTGGCTTAACAATGCTACTGATGCACAGCTCAGACGTGGCGGTTTCTTGTAATTTTCTTTTTACTATGTCAACTAGGCGTTTGCTCGCGAGAGTAGGCGCCTTAACTATTTGAATACCAGCCTATTATAATTTAGTATTTTTAACTAAAATAATCGTTGGTAAATTTGCATATATCAGAAAATTTTCGTACCTTTGCATATAGATAAAGGTAGTACTTTTGGATAAACAGGAGCTACCTTGCAAGTTGAACCAATTAAAATTATAAAGATTATGAAGAATTTAGTTTATGCTCGCTTTGAGGAAATGACAGTTAATGAAGTTTCAGAGCTTATGAGAATAGCATCAGGAAAGATGGCAATCAAAGTAACTTCAGTTGCTCCTACATTGTTCCGAGTTTCAGCATATGGTATCTTTGATGGAGACGCAGAGGACTGGGGCTTCGAAAGTGCAGATTGCGGAATGTTCCAGGGAGAAGAGGAGTTCGAGGCAACCAAGAAGTTGTACGAGACCACAATCGCTTAAATAGTAAAAACAGACGTTGAACCAATTAAAAATAAAGATTATGAAACAGTTACTTGAAAAAGAGAATGTAAAGTACGGAAGAGTTTATATTTCTAAATTTGCTCTCATCTATTCATTCAAGAAGAATGGTGAGAGATACGCAAAACCTACAGAGTATTTGGCTTTCGGAAACGAAAAGTCACAGGATGATGTTCTTGCTCGCTTGCAGAAGAACAATCCTACACAGAAGTTTGAAATCGCTTAATATAGGAGGAACTGTTATGAGTGGTCTTTTTGAAACAAAGCTTCTCAAATACAAGAAGCACATTATCCAGGTTTTTGAGGATATGTTCGGTCAGAGATACGTCTATATCGACGGCAAGACGCAGACTTATTCTATTAACAATGCAAAGAGAATGATTAGCCTATGTTGTCAACAGTAATATTCACGGATGGCGCCAAGAAGAATGTGGAGCCATCCAACGGGACGGATTTCTCATTGGAGGAGTTGAGGGGATTTGTTGGTGGACACATTGAGTTGGTCCGACTCAGCAAGTCGCAGGTGATGGTTGTTAATGAGGAAGGCAAGGTTTACGACCTTCCTCAGAACAATAACGCCACGATTCTTGTGAACATAGCAGGCATCAGAGACGTAATAGTAGGTAATGTATTAGTTTGTGACATAAATAAAATCAAGTAATATGGATAAGAATGATTTGATGAAGTACCTCGTAGAAGAGGCAGAGTATAGTGAGAGTGAAGTAGCCGAAATGACTAACACGGAGTTGCTGGATCATTGGCTGGAGTACAACGGAATTTGCGGTTTCACAAAGGACATCAAGGATGTTATAGAGGCTGCTTTTGATGTAGATCTGGAGGACTAATCATGTACAAAGAGAATATAGGAACTGACAGATATGGGCGCACGATGCGCCTATATCACTCCTGCGACACGGCCTATTGTGACCACGTCAAGAATGATAAGGTTGTCAGGACAAATCAGATTAAGGTAGATAAAGACATCATCTTAATGTTCAGTGCTCCGAACACGAGTGGTGCATACATTTACGATGAGATTCACAGAAGATACGGGAAATGGCTATGAAAAAGATTATCACCATTGAAGTAGAAAGCTCTAGTGTTGAGTGCTATAGTAGCTTCTATACGGACCTGGAATCTTTCGTCACGCACAGAGTGAATGGTACTCCATTGAGAATTAAAATAACCTCAGATATTAAGTAGCGTATGAAACCAATGCTTGCAACAAGATATTATCCGTCACAGACGAAGTTTCCTTGCTTCGTTCAGCCTAAGTATGACGGATGCGTTAGAGGAGATACTAGAATTTATACTGACGCAGGTCTTTTATACATAAAGGACATTGTAGAAAATCAGATGAAAGTGAAAGCTTTATCTGAAAAAGATGGAAGTCTTGTGTATCGTGATATAGTAGCTTGGGCGAATAATGGCTCGGAGAAATCTGTTTGGTACGAAGTTAGTGTCGATGGGCATTTGCTACGATGCACAGATAACCACAAGCTACTCACTCAGCGTGGTTACATAAGGGCAGATGAGTTAAAAGACACCGACCATGTGGCATGCAGAGCATTATCTGATTACGGTATGGAAATACTAAACGGAATGCTGTTTGGCGACAGTTGTCTTAGTAAGGATTACAGAAAAGATAGTTGGAGAACTCATATTTGTTCAAATGTAAAAGAGTTTGCTGCGTTCAAAGCGGACCTGTTAGGCTTAGAGCATTCAGAGCCATACCCATATACAAGCGGCTATGGAAGAGATTGTTACCGAATTAACATAGAGGCTGTAACAACTTTCATTGACCCATTGAAATATATGGAGTATCGTTCTCACAAATTCAGAAGAAGAAAATGTATCAGAGTAAAGGAGTTAATGGAAATGCTATCAGATAACTCTTTATCTATTTGGTATGCAGACGATGGCACAATCAGCTTCAATAATGGAAACAAGAAGACTCCAAGAATTTTTCTTTCTACTCATAGATATTCAGTAGAGCAAGTCCGAGAGTTCATAAAATTCTTCGTGATTAAATATGATTGCTGTCCTACAATGGTTAAGGATAAACGAGTGGGAGAAAAGGGTGATGGTGCTGGATATTATCTTACTTTCACAACTGAAGACTCATTTAAGTTGTTGGATGTATTAAGATTTAGAGCGGTGAAAGGTTTGGAGTATAAGTACTATTATTCAGATTTGGAGTATTTGAAGCCAGCAACGCTAAAAACAGCATTCAAGCCTATCTCATACATTCATAAGAAAACGACCGTAGAGACAAAATACGACATAGAGGTATTTGAGACACATAATTACGTTGCCAATGGGATTGTTATCCATAACTGCCGCTGCATCCTTCATGAGGGAGAAGACGGTGAGGTACACCTCACATCGAGAGGCGGTAAGGAATATGATGTTCCTCAGATTAAGGTTTGGGGAGAGAAACACCGCGGTATGCTTCCTTTGGATGGGGAGATATACAACCACCAGGAATTGACCTTCCAGCAGATATGCTCTGCCGTCAAGTGCCGTTCTGCTATGACTGACAAGCTACGTATGGTTATCTACGATGCACAGATTCCGGGAAGCTTTTCTGTTAGATGGAAAGTTCTGCAGGAGGAGTTTGCTTCCATTGATCCAAATGGACCGGTGTACCTTACGCAGACTTTCGTTGCCCATTCAGAGAAGGACATCAAGCGATGGCACAAGATATTCGTTTCCACCGGTTACGAGGGTGCCATTATCAGAAATGCAGATGGAACCTATACCGAGGGCAGAAGCAATGACCTTATGAAGCTGAAATCGTTCGACACGACGGAGTTCAAGGTGGTCGATGTTTTGGAAGCGGAGGGCAATGATGCAGGTACCGCTATATTCAAACTGAAGTGTGGAGAGTACGAGTTCTGTGCCCGCCCGGTAGGTTCAAGGTCACTCAGAGCTCAATACTTAGCCGACAAGGAAGAATTGATAGGTATGGCGGCGACTGTTCAGCATCAAGGGTATTCTGACGCAGGAGTGCCGAGATTCCCGGTATTGTTGAACATTAGGGATTACGAGTAATGGCAGCATTAAATATTAACGAGTATTACGGCTGCTTCTCTTGCGAGGCTGCTGACGAGCAAGGGAATGGTTGCAGGCACGGTCTGCTGTTCCCAGTACTGCTTGCGATGGGAAACAAGAGAAGCTGCCCAAACTATAAATTCGAGGAGAAATAACTATGGAAGTAAAGGTTAAGATTAAGAGAAATTATGATCCAAAGTCAACTCTTGCGGTTCTCATTAACTACAAGAGAGGGCTGCAGAGATTGGTAAAATTCACATACCCGGATGATTGGGATATCGACAAGCTCGATTTGTATATCAATTCGCACAGCGAGTTCAATGTAAGAAATGTGCGCTTTTCAGAGGACATCAGTATGATGCGTATGAAAGATAATCTGGAGAAAATCAAGAAGCTGGGATATCGCGTTATCAGCTTGACACAGACGTATGGGTACATCTTAAGAAAGGATGGTAAGTTCCTGTCGTATAGCCTTGCTAGATACTCCTATGAGGGAGACATCAACTTTATCTATAATTACAAGCCGTCGAGAAGCCAGGGAATGGGTTCCGTTCAGGGATACCATGAGTTCGGATATCACGAGTTCTCCAATGAAATGATTGATAAGATGATGGACCACCCGAAGCTTTACGGTAAGGTCGAACATTACAAAGACTTCAATGAGTACCGACTGCTGAATGCAGGGCGAATAAAGGAACTCAAAAATATTAGCTGATTTTTTTTGGTTCAACACAATAAAGTACCATATGATGCGTTATTAATCTGATAGACGGATTATTAACTAAAGCTTAGCTACCGGCATGACGGGCGCATCATATGGGAATAAAAAAATACTTTTTTTTCTTTCTTATTTCTTTTTTCAGTGTCTCTGTTAATGCACAGGACATTAAATTAGTTCTAAATGACAGTTGTGATTTCGCATCTCAAGATGGGAAGTCTTATATCGTTTTAGAATACCCTGGCAAAACAGCCCATGAGATATATGAGGGAATTTTAACTAATGTTGTGAAATGTTTCAATGATGCTAAGAATGTGACAAACACTGTTCCAGATAGGGCTATAAGCGTTCGTGCTTATTCTGATAATTTAATAGAATACTGCTGGTGGAAAGAACCAAAGAAATTCACTTTTGGGAAAGCTGCATTAGCTTATGTTACGGCAGGAATTAGCTTGGCTGTGGATGCTATTGATAGTGGTTGCTTTTACAATGGAGATTTTTCTGTGTCAGGTTTTTATAAAATCGATATTGAAATAAAGGACGGAAAGGCAAAAGTCAACACACCTTTAATGGATGGAATATCATCAGTCATAGATCGAGATGGAAACAAAAAAATAACAATTTCTAATTTTAGTTTTAAAAAGGCTGTTCTTATCAATAGAGACAAAGCAATAGCAACACGTGATAAACAAAAAGATAAAGCTAAAAATGCGAACTTGAAAAAAGAAAAATATCTTAAAGAGACTGTTGACAGGATAGAGAGAACACTTAATGCAATCACAAAATTGCAAGAAACAGACTGGTAACTACCTGATTTACAGCAAATTAAATTTGTAATTTTGGTTAAAAGATTTGGTAATTTGCCGATTTTTTCGTACCTTTGCATATAGATAGAAGGTCGTAAAATTGACTAAGAGCCAACTATATACAAGGGCAACTGCAATGTTACGACCTACCAAGGAGATACAACTGGGACGCCAGTTCTCCAAGGCGTACTTCGAGGGCGTAACAAGCGGCTGCCCTATTTTATGAAATGAGCTTGATGGTTGCTTAAACGAAGTTGTATGGCACCAAAGAAAGAACAGAGCTTACAGGAGCTCGCACAGGAAATACTGGTCGAAGTTAAAAAGGACCAGGAGTGGTTAACAAGACAGAAGGAAATCATGGGTGATCTCCAGGAGAGAATCGATGAGTGCTTCAAGAAAGTGCGTAAGTGCGACATGACAAAAGGCATCTACTCCACTACGCAAATGGCGAAGGAGTTGGGCATGAGCAGCGCACAGAAGCTAAACGAAGAGCTGAAGGAGGTTGGCATTGCGTTCAACCAGGGCTATGAGTGGATGCTGGCAAGTCCCTACTCAACATATCAGCTAACTGAGGTGACTACCCACATCGTCAAGGGAAAGTACATGAGAAGACCTCTTTGGACGGAGCGTGGCAGACGCTGGCTTCTCGCATTGAAAGCCAAGAACGTCATCTGTACTCTTCCGAAGCCGAAGATACCGAAGTCCATTGAGGATTCTATAAAGGAGGAGACGAAGGAGGTTAAGGTAGTCGAGCAAAACAAGCCTGCAGATGCTATCAGCCAGCCAGAGCAAGCTGCCAAGGTCGAGGTCGGAGTAAAGTCAGACAATCCCCTTGTCAAGAAAGGAGAGTCATTGAAGGACGAGATTCATTGCCTTCTGTCCCTCATTGGAGAGATAGGCAAGGGTGAGAAGATGCTTCTTATGGGAGACATCATGACAATCTCCACAACCATCAACGAACACGTCAGCAGCCTCGCTTTTGAGGCATACAAGGCATTGAATACTCCATCGAGGACTTGAACCAATTAAATTTCCAAGAAAAGATTTGGATTTTCCAAAATAAAATATTACCTTTGCAGCGGTGAAGGAAAAAGATAAAGGATTGGGTGAGCCGTTCACACGTCGGCCTTCGGGCGCAGACTTCGGAAGGACCCCAATCCTCTTTTTATTTCAATAACCTCATCGTGTATAAGATTTCGCCATCGGTGAGTTTTGTCTTAAACTCGATTTTCTTTCCATTATATTCAGCTTGATAGACATTGAAAAAGCAATCATGATGTTTACCTGCCTCTTTTCTAACAAATGTAGCACCAGAAATCCAATTCTTTACATCCAAGGCAGTCTTGATAGTATCAGGTAATCTTGGATTTTTGATATTCTTTGAATAGGTCTCAGAGAGAAACTTCTTGTTTACAATAATCTCTTTATCATCGATGAATAAATAAAGTCTCTTTGCTGTTTCTTTCTCGCTGATCTTTACGTCTTTAAAGTTTTCGGCGGCCCACTCATTAATCGATTCTGTCAGTTTGGCTTTTGTATCTTTTGAAACAGTTGGTATACGGATAGTTTTCTTCTTTGGAGCCTTCTCTGTTTCGGCATATTGCTTAATATAGGAAGATTGTTCCACTTTAGCCTTATTCTCACTTACCCACTTTGTGAAATTCTTCGGCATAGTGTTTTTGGGCTCCATTCCGCTCCAATACTCTTTCTCGCTCATTATCACCGGGATGGCATAGCACATACAATTTACGTGCCAACCAACCCAAGGAAAATAACTCGGATAGACACCTGCAAGCAAATCACACATATCGTGCTTATGGCTAGGATTGTTGGTTGTCTTTATCTCCTTGCCTTTAATATAGTCCATCCTAGCCCATCTTTCCTGCTCGGCAGAACGGTAGGCCATGTTTATCTCGTTACGTGCCAGACGCACGCTTCTGTACTCGCAGTTCTGAATGGTTATGGCTTTTCCGTATTTCTTCTTATAGGCTTTGGCAAGTGATGGATAATCATTAAGGTACTTGCTGACCTTCTTGCTGAGTTTAACAGCACTCATACCCTTCTCTATGCCGACAGACAGAGATTTCTCCAGAGCCTCCTTTACATCAGCTCTCTGGTTCCATATTCTTTCTGAAAGACCGAGACCTTTAATCTTTCTCTCTATGAAAGCCTTCTTTGCCGCGTTGTTGTGCTCAAAGTAAGCTTTCTGTTTTGCGTCCGCTATCTTCCTAGTAAATGTTCCGATTACCCTTTTGGCAAGTAGGTCCTGCAGGGTGTTACTATTCTTCCATTCGTCCGATATGCCATTATAGACCAATGCCTGCATATTGTTTGAATAGTAATCCAGCAAGGCGTTCACCTTCTTTTCTGTTCTAGGGTAATCATCAAAAGAGAACTCGCCATCCCCATCGAAGTCGGTGGAGGTGGCGATTTTAGCGGACTCCTTGGCAAGAGTCTCATAGATGGAAATGATTTTCCGGGTATAAGCATTCAGTCTCTTGCTAAGGTCTTTATATGCCTTTTTCTGATTAGGCAGTTTTGGCTTTTTCATACAATTTCATTTTAAAGTGTTTGCAGCAATCCCAGTTGAGAAGAACGCTCCATTCTTGATATGGGCATTTGGCTAGGATAGGCTGACCTTTAAGGCTCATACTATGGAAGTCTGTAGCATGAGCACACTCACGGCAGAAGTGCCGTTTCTCTTCTTCCTTTTTCTTTCTCATAGCTATTCCTCCGAGAATAAGTTAGGCATTGAAGCAGCTGTTCTTGTGGCCTCTACTTCCTCTTCTCCTTGAATCTCGTTGAAAGTCTTGTCAGGATCATCGGAAAGACCGGCACGCTGGATAGATTCCTTCTGGCTGACGAGAGGCTTATTGCCGTTAGCCTTAAGCCATTTGTCAATCTGGGTATTCTCATCCTCCTGGATGAATGGAGTGAGAATGTGCTCTACAGTAATCTCATCCATTCTAGCTGCCCACTTCGTATTCATCTTGGAAAGGAACGCCTTTATGACGTTGGTCTCTCTCTCGAAGCCTTCAACCCAGGCACCAGTCTCCTCTCCTATCTTAAGATGGGCATCCATGAGGAGTGTCTTTCTTGAATCGTAGCCGATATTGCCAAGGCTCTTCATATTCTCGAAACTGATATCCGGCATCTGGGACTGCATAAAGTAAAGCTTGACGAGAGTGTCAACGTGATACTTAAGAGCCTCGATAGCCTGCTGCCAAGACACATAGCTAACATCGCCGCCTTCATTGACTCTATACACTCTCTTGCTCTCTCCCTTTCGCTCCATACCAACGATGGTACCGGCAATCTTTAAGACAGGAGCAGAATTGTATGCCACAACATCGCTGTTTCTGGAAATGGTGTACTCGATATTCTCACGTATAGGTTTCAATCCTTCCCAGCATGGCTTGTGACGGTACCAGAAAACGGCTGGAATCTTGTCGATAGAAATCTCATTATCATCCACCAAATTCCATCCGGACTCTTCATCGTCTGAAGACAGGTCCCACTTGTAATGATGGTCTGCGGTATAGGTCTCGAAGAAGGTGTGCTCTGTGTCAGTAACCTTACGCTTATACTCAAATGACAGAGCAAGCAAGTCGTCATACTCGTCAAAGTAAGGATAGATGTCAACTCCGTCCATTGGAGAGAATGTCTTGCATTTCAGTTTGTACTGACTGTCGAAGCCGTAGAGCTTGTTAGGCTTCTTCTGCGTGTACCAAAGCGTGAACATCTGACAAGAGGCGTAATAGCACTTTGCTCTGTGCATGTTCACGGCATCAATGTGTGCACAGGTGTAGATTTTCTCGATGGCACGCACAATCGTCTTCAGTTCCTCGTCAGCCTGATCATACGTATATACACGCTTGACCGGTATAGCCATTGTAAATTCAGAGATTCTTCGTGTAAGAAGCTTCTCCAATCCGACAGGCAATCTAGCTGCCTTTTCTACAATTCCGTCATCAAGCGTTCTGTCCTGTCTGCCTACGTGGTCGTTTACGATTTCATGGAGCATAGGCTCATACTCAGATAACAGGGTACTCCAAAGTGGAATATCCAACACGCGTTGTTTCAGCTCTCCTATGATGCTGCCAACGTCATTTCTTTTAAAAAGTTCATTAAAATCTATCATAATCTTCGAAGTTTTGATTTGGCAAAATTACGGATATATTCGCATATATTTAATGGTTTTAGTATTTTTAACTAAAATAATCATTAGTATATTTGCATATATCAGAAAATTTTCGTACCTTTGCATATAGATAAAGGTAGTACTTTTGACTATTCAGAGCCTACCTTGCAAGTTGAACCAATTAAAATTATAAAGATTATGAAGAATTCAGTCGAGACAAAGAAGGAAGAGGTTAGAAAGAACATTAAGAATGCGTTCGAGTCAGCCACAAAGAAGATAAAGGACATCATTTCTGTTTGTCCTGATTGGGAGGTAGAGTGTATTGACGTAGGCTACAAGTCACTTATTGCTCATTTGAATTTGAAAGGAGTAGGAAGAGACATGATGGTGATTCGCTACCAAGCAAAGGTAGGTAATTTCCAGGAAGAGTCATTTAACACCAATGTATCATGCTTCGGCAGCTTTGATCTTCTTGAAACAAACGAAAACCTCAAGTACTATACTGCGGTTGGCGACATCCTCAATCATAAAGACATGCTTTCGCTTTTGAAAGAGACAATGGTTTTATTTGCAAATAAAATTGCAGAGCTACGTAAGGAGTACGATAAGTTAGATAAGGAGGATTAGTTATGACAAAGCAAGAAGAAATCGATATTCTACAGTCATTGAAGGGCGATACCTATTTCGCTCAGTTCTTCGGAAGCAAGGACATTGATCAGATGTGCCAGAACATCAGTAACGACTTCGCCATTGAGGGCGGATGCGGATTCAATCAGAAAGCAGAAACTTTAGAGCGAATCAACTCAGACCTCAAAAAGGAATTCCAGCAGAAAATCCATGATTTGGTAATGGAGCTTATCAAGGTTCTAGACAAGGGATTTGATGAGGATGCCATCTACCAGTTGGTTGAAGGCGAGGTCGGAATTGATGCTATCATCAAGTTCAAGCGCAAGGAAGGCTTGAAATTAACAAATGATGAGTTGAACTATTTAGTATCGAAGATATGAGAGTAATAATTAACACATCTGGAGAGCAGATTCCGGTCGAGCTAAGGGGATTGATATCATCTATCAAAAGAAAGCAAGGAGACTGTGAGCAATGGCTGAAAGGCTATAACAAGAATCCATATAACTTTACTTGGTATGGCTACAGTATGATAGTAGAGCCTCTCTATGCTTCTTACGGAGTTATCGGATATAGCATCCACTACAGAACTTATGAAGTTCATGTTGATAACGAAATGAGAACAATCGAAATCATAGATTAATGGAACGTATATGTAGATATTGCATATTCTCTGGAACATGCTATAAAAATGGTAAGAACCCTACAGACTCCTGTTCTGATTAGGAATGGAAGTACGCAGGTTCATGGTTTGACAATTAAAAGTAAGACAATGGGAAAAGAGAAAGTTACAGCTAACGATTTGAAGGTTACTCTTTCGGAGCAGGGAGTGAAATCGGGTTTGAAGCAGGAAAAGATTATTCAGCGCTTGCAGGTTAATGGGTGCTTGATTGCAATGGTAACAGATATATTGGACCAACTTATCAAAGATGAGCAGTCTATGTTCAGATTGCTAAAGGTTCAGTACAAACAAGAGCAGAAGATGCACTACAACCAAATGCGTGATGCTGCAGAGAAATATTACTTCCACTTGAAACCCTTCAATAAGAATTTCTTCGGTGACGAGAAAATTTGCGCAAACCTGGAGGATAACGCAAATGACATCTACGACATCATCAAGCTTCTTGCGGACCACACTAACGACCACAAGGATATGGAAGTGATTAAGAGAAATCTCAGAAAGAGAAAGTTGAACCATCATATTTTCGATTAAGATTATGAAAGAATTGTATTATTTAGTACACTGGCCAGAAAGTCAAGAACTTATAGAAATTGAAGGTTTTGAAGAACACTCTTCTTTAGCTATAGATGAAGGTGCTTATTACTTCGTAGAAAAGGATTGGTACGATGATATGTTCATAAATGAGCAGAAGAATTTCTTAGTTGACGAGTTCTGTTCCTTACCTATAGATAAGATGGTAGAAGTAGTAGGCGAAATGCTGAATAACCTCAATGGCGAACAAGTAGCCAGAGTTATAGAAGACGCTTTTGATAATTTGCATGAGCAAGCCCAGGAGCATGTAATCAACTATGTAAACGGATAAGACTATGATGTTAGGAGAAATGATTACTCGCAGATGTCTGCTTACCTTGGATGGGGGGGGCAAAGATTCAAGCTGTTCTCACTATGCCGAAGCCAACAAAGCCCATCTTTCCAAAGGAAATGGAACGTCAGTTTATTAAGGATTTAAATGAATCGCAGCTAAATGCGGTTCACAAGGTTATTAAGTGTCATATAATGAGAAATTAATATTATGGCTATAGCAAATTTTGAAATTGGAAATAAGGAATTTGAGGTACGTTTCATACGTGAATCAGGTTATCCTCCAACAAAGAATGAACGTGGTTCTTCATTGGTTGAGTATGATGTAACTACATACAAGAATAATCAGCCAATGATGAAGAAATTCAATCAAAAGAAACGAGTTTATTTCGACCTTGAAGGTAATGTTTATAAGGATAAGCAGAGCAACAAGGTGTGGTTCAATTTTTATAAAGCAAGTTGATAGATTATGAAAACAGCAAGCAATATTGTAATAGACATAGAAACATTAGGTAGAAGAAATGATGCCGCTATTACTCAAATTGGCATAGTACCAGCAGATGAAAATTTCGATGTATTAGATCGTTATCTGATACAAACAGAACCTAAAGCTTGGAATACTTGTGAAAGAACATTCACTGGAGAAACTTTACTCTGGTGGATTCAGCAAAAGAACAGTCCAGAAAGTAATAAGCCTACTCATATTGTCCATAGCTACAAATATTTAGTAGATAAGCTATATCAAATCTTTAATAGATACAATACAGAAAACACTATAGTGTGGACAAAAGGGGCAATGGACCTATTTTGCATTAAAGACATTTGCGAGTATCTTAATATGGAAGTTCCCTGGAAGTTTTGGCAACCTAGAGATATTAGAACTGCAAAGGAGTTCATAAAAGAGTGGAAGACTTTTGAGAATAATAATCATAACGCTCTCGATGATGCTTTGAACCAGTTGCGAGAGTTAAAAGCTAACTTAATTGAAAGATAATAGATATGGAAACAAAGATTAATGTAGCTGAAATTCTAAAGGATAAGCCGAAAGGAACGAAGTTATATTCTTCCGCCTGTGGTAAATGCAAGTTAGAAGAAGTGGATGATAAAAGTTTCAAAATATCCTTCTATAATTCAAAGTTTGGTTTTATGAATGGTGGAGAAGGGTATCTTGATAAAAATGGCAAATTATATGATGATGGAGAATGTGTCGTTTTTCCATCAAAGAAAATGCGTGATTGGTCAAAGTTCGCTTGGAAGAGAGGTGATGTGTTGGTTAGCAATGATGGTTGTACAGAGATTATCTTTGATAAATGGTACGATGATACCTATACAAGTTTCTATGGCAAGCATTATCTAGACAGCGAGAATGAGAATGATATTGTATATATCGAAGCATTTATTTGTACAACTGACAGATTTTTTCTCGAAGATAAGGAATCTTTCCTGTGCTACATCAACACCATAGAGGAAAAACTGGGTGGCAAACTCAATCGTGAAACTTTGGAGATTGAAAAGGCTCAGCATGAGTTCAAGGATGGAGATATTGTTTGTATCTCGGGTATGGGGTATCTTGCTTATAGTATAGTCAAAAGCATAGACAATTCATCTATGAAGCTGGAATACTATGTGTTAAATGATATGAGCACATTGAAATTTGAAGATTGGTTATCGTTTGAAGACAAGCTGATACAGCCTATTACAGAGACTCAACAAATAATTCTCTTTAACGCTTTAGCAAAGAAAGGCAAGGCTTGGGATGCTGAGAAGAAACAGATTGTGGATTTAAAGCCAAAGGTTGAGCTGAAACCATTCGATAAGGTACTTGTCAAAGATAATCCTTATGGAAGTTGGGAGCCAGCTCTTTTTTGGAGGAGAGTGAACGTACAAGACCTTCATCCCTATATGGTTATAGGAGGTAAAAGATATAGATTTTGCGAACCTTACGAAGGAAATGAGCATTTGTTAGGTACAACTAAAGACGTGGAGGGCTAGATATGAAGAAAATCAAAAGCAAGAATGTTCAGAACTATGTTATGAACGACATGGTATGGAAGGTTGATTTGCCAAAATTCCTGAAAGAGATTTCTGAGTGTTCAATCAATGTTCCTTATGCTGCATCTTTTCGGATTTTGGCACAGGTACTTAAAGTACTCACAGAAAGAGCTATTGAGATTAACGACCCTGCACTAAACATCATTATGCTTCGTCTCGGACTTTATGAAGGAGCACATGATAAGAACGTAGATGAGGTTATATCTCAATTACGCAAGTTGATTACTGGTAGCAAATAACGTGTAGGGCTAATTATGGGTAATGAAGATTTAACGAATTGCATACCTTGGTATTATCTACCACACTTTAAGTGTGAAGATATACAAGATGGTAAGGCGCAGAGAAGAATGCGTAGAAAGAATCAACTTAGAAAAAGAAAGGGTAGATTATGATTGACAATAAGAAAATAAATAAAGCTGCTAAGCATTATGCAAAAGAAAATTCTATGTATATAGAAGATCAAATGGGTGATGTATATAATTGTATAGAAGAATTATCAGATGCTTATAAAGCTGGTGCGAAGTGGGCTATCAACAAGTTCTTTAAAGACTTGTGGCATGACGCTGAGGAAGAGCCATATACTAATTTAAGTCCAATATTATTTGATGGTAGAGATAGGGAAGGTCGTCAAATTGTTAAAACTAACTTCTTTAGAAGTTCTTATTGGAATAAAACTGTTGAATATTATGGTATTGTTCGTTGGTTCTATCTTGAAGATGTGCTTTTAAATGAAGAAGATAAGTGATGAAAGAGCTTAAAGTTGGAGAAAGGTTTTCTGTTACTCTTGAAGTTGTAGAGCAGAATGGTTGTAAAGGATGCTTCTTCAATGTAGCTGGCTATTGTGGCGCAGCTCAACTTGGATTGGATTGTGTTCCTAAATATCGTTCAGACAAAAAGAGTGTAATCTTTAAAGAAGTTAAAAAATGAAACAAGGAATAGCGTTTGAATTGAGAAGAATGATAGACAGAGGGTGCTGTTGTAACAATTGTAAGAGGCACTTTATTGGAGATTATCATGATGAAAATAAATGTGGTTCTTTTGTTATAAAGAATCAGCACCTTTGCAAACTTAAGAGTCTTGGTATTACTTACACTTGTCTTATAGGACATGATGTCAATAAGCATTGCTGTGAATACTGGAAAGAAATTGTTGAATCTAAAAAGTAAAGCGTATGAAAGGATTATTATCAATGATTGGAGTGGTAACTAGAATAGATTATCAAATGGATGACTTTCCTTTTGGTTCTCCAAGTCTTAGACTTAGTACGCCGAAAGGCAACATTCCCACTGACAAGCAGAAGTGTCAGCCAAAAGCACAACATGAGTTTACCATCAAGGGTGTTAAGATTATGGCAGCCTCTAAGAAGGATGCTATCAAAAAGTATAATCATCGTAAAAAGTAAATCGTATGAATGAGTTAGAATATATTCCGGGAGATTTGGTAATGACAAACGGAGTACCTTTAGGTACTGCAAAAGATGTCGTTTACAGAGTAACATCATCAGACCCATCAAAAACTTTGAAGTTAGACGATGGTACGGTTCTGAAAGGTGTTGTCTGCTTAGAGAACATCGAATGTGCGGAATTTGGAGAGAAAGGCTATCTCTTAGGTGACTGCTGTGCTTGGGTTAAGGATATTGTTCCTATTAATCTTGTGCCCGCAATTTTGGAGAAGAATGGATGGAATAAATCCACAAGCTGGTTTTACGTTGGCAGCGAAGAGCGTGGCTATCAGTTTTCCAAGGAACTAGACGACAAATGGGATGAGCTTGATAGAATGACTTATGGCGACTTACAAATCAGTCAATGTGAAAATCTTAGAGACTGGAACTATATAAATGAATGTAATCACTATTTTCGTTTTGAGTTTACCTATGTTCACGAACTCCAACATTTATTATATGCCTTGCATATAGATAGTAACTTAAAAATATAATGATATGGCACAGAAATATATTGAAGGTGATTTTGTTATGTATGATAACAAAATCATGCTTATCAAAGAGCCAAGAGATGGAAGTCACTTTGACTTGTCTTGTCCTACAGAAGGTTTGGTGTACTGTCTTGTTAACATTGATGAGATAAAACCAATTCCTATTACCGTAGAGATTCTAAAGAAAAATGGATGGAAGAAAGAAATGTATCATGATTGGTATTATTTGCCATTAGAAAGAACTCTTTTGTATATAGTTGAAGGTACAGGTATAGATGGCGCATGGTCGGTATGTGTTGGTCTGAACATGAGTAATATCGCTAGTATTAGTTTTATTCATCAACTTCAGCACCTTCTCTTCGGTCTTGGAATTAATCACGAAATGGAGGTGTAGGTATGGAAGTGGTAAAAATAACTAAGAAAATCTACAAAGCAGTAGGGTGTGAAAAAGGACACTTCTTTGGGACGTTTGCTCATTTTAAAGAGTTGCGTGAGAGTTCTAATTTGTCAGTACAAAAGACTTGCTTTTGCTGTGGGCGCAAATTCCAACCAGAAGATTATATTTCTGTAGCGTGTTTTGACAAAGGCGTAGGAAACAGATTTCTTTGTCAAAAGTGTAAGGATATAGCATTAAAAGATTTAGGTGATAAAAATATTTATTTACATTAGTATTTAACCGCCTTCGGGCATAAATAGAGGTGCATGTATGGGTAAATATAGTTTGGATATAACGTCAAAGAATAAACCATTTATAAACATAGAAGTTGAAAACGATAGAGTTCTTCTTAGTGCTTACGAAGGTGGGAAGATAGCAAGAAAATTGTTCTTTATCAACAAAGAACAGTTAGAACTTCTCATAAATGGTTTAATGGCTGTAAACGTCCTTGTTCACGATGAGGTGGATTTAAGCCAGTTTATACATCAAGGGAAATAGTGATTAACCGCCTTCGGGCATAAATTTAAAGATATGACAGAAATAGAGTTATACAACGAATTACAGAATGTAGAAGGTTGTTTGAAGATGGCTGATAAACAGATATCAGAGCTTCGCAAAAAGAAGAATGATATAATGAACGACTTTCTCAGTTTGTTACCTTTTCAGCAAGGCGACAAGGTGAAAGATAAGAATGGCGATATCTTTATCATAGAACGTCTAAAAGATGCCTTCTCTCTTGGCAAGAATGAAATCAAGGTTCGTTTCCTTATCCGAAAAATAAAGAAAAACGGAGAACCTTACTATTACGCAAACGAAGCTTGGGGAATTGATTATTTTTCCCTTGAGAAAGTGGAAGAGTAACTAACCCGTCCTGCAAAGGATATAAATATAAGTAATATGGGTAAACAAAGAAAGAATCCACCTTGCCTTTTTTTGTGAATATTAGATGTAAATATTCTATACAAGGGCAAAAGTGTAGAATAGATGGGTGTTACGACCCAGCTAAAATTGATAGAAATAGTAATATTCATTCTAAAATATAAGTAATATGAAAAAGTTTATTGGTACAAAGGTCATTATGGCAGAGCCTATGACTATGACAGAAGCACAGAAAGTGCTTGGTAGAGAAATTAAGCCAGCAACCGCTGAGGAAGATGGCTACTTAGTAGAGTACAAGAATGGCTACAAGTCTTGGTCTCCTAAGAGTGTGTTTGAGGAAGCCTATCAAGAATTGATAGACGGAGATATAGAATGGCTTCTTAGACAGCCTAGAGACCTCGAAAGAGACCATATAGAGGCAGTGCTAAGAAAGAGTGTTGAACTTTTATACGGGAAGAAAGAATAGCTTATGAAAATAGAAAACATCAAGTTCAAGGCTAAACGTCTTGACAATGGCAAGTGGGTTGTAGGTTACTTTTATGCCGAATGTGGTAACACCTACATCATCGAGAATCGTCAGAAAGAAAGCAAGTTAAACAGAAATCTCACTTATCAGGTTGACCCTTCTACCGTCTGTATGTTCACAGGATTTACAGATTGTGAAGGTAAAGAGATTTGGGAAGGTGACCTTCTGCAAATCCATATAAAGGCTGCAATCTATGAGGTTGTCTGGTATGAGAAGATTGGGGGGTTTGTCATAAAAGTTTATACAATCGATAAGTCTTCCCCGGATTTATTAGGCTATGAATTGCAGACTTACAAATACAAAATTGTAGGCAACAAATTCGATAAGGAGAAGTAGCGAATAACAATTTAAACATATAAGAACTATGAGTTGGAAAGAAATGATTCAAGTGGAACGTGGAGCCGATATTACTGAAATGGAAGCTCCTATTCCCAGCACGATTGGAGAAGGCTTCACCTTCTGCCTTAATGGTAAGGAATATACCACAATAGGTGGATATACGAAAGGAAAGCGTGATGTGGAGTTTTACATAACTTCTTATATAGGTTATTGTGGTGGAGCTGAACATTACTATTGTTCTATTAGTATTCCTGTAGAAAATAAAAACGGAAACACAACTATAGGGGGATATTGTGGTGGTATAGAAATACCTAACGAGTACAAGAGTTTCAAAGCGAGTATAGTCAGACCTCTTTCAAAAGAGGAAGCGGCAGACACTGAAAGATGGGAATGGTACAAAGAAGGTGACATGGTGGAAGCGTTCTGTTCACTCGATGAGCTTAATGAATGTATCAAAACTATCCGTAAGATTTTCCCGAAAGATAAATGGAATGTCGTGGTTAAAAGAAAAATTTAGCAATATGAAGGTAAGATTAGCAAAGAAAATAATGAAGTGTTGTTACGGAAGTCCTCGCTATACAAGTATGATATTGCATGGATTGGACGTATCGAAAGAGCCTTCTAGGATTAAGCAATACTGGGAGCCTAGATGGTCTTTGTATTATGATAGCAAAGGTGGGGCTATGGTAGAGTTGACCATCGTATTGTAAAGGCAGAAAAGATTGCTGCAAGAGATTCTCGCAAGCTAATGAATTGCCTTGTTAGAACGACAGGAGAAACTCCTTTCGAGATTAGAGATATATTAAGTAGTGTTAATAAGATAAAAGAAGTAGCGTATGAAGATTAGGTTGGCTAAGAAGATAATGAAGTACAAATCAATAGTCGATGAGTACAATAATGGCGATGGTTCTGTATGCGATGGCATGAAAGAATCATATTGGCTAAGACAGATGTTCAAACACATCAATGGAGTGTATGATGAAACATTTGACCCACCAGCACACATTCCTTTCAAAGACCACCGCATCGTCAAGGCGATAAGTTTAACTAAAAAGAAGTAACTTATGGAAAAGAATATGTTTGAAGATATTGTTGCTGAAGGCAATATTGTTGTGATATATAATAATTGGATTGTGTTATGTAAGTGGTGGAAGCCAGAGCATCACAATCTATTCTGCTATCTTTATCTCCATAAGAAAGAAAATATATTATGGGTAGGTTCTCATTTCACAATGACCGAGGATAAGAAGAAATCTACTCGTTTGGCTACAAATGAGGAACGTCTTATGCTTTTCGAGAAAATGTTCAAGAATGGCATTGCTCTCAATAAGCAAGAGCATCATCTGATAGGTAAGTTGTGGTAATTGAAAGATAAAATAGTGTATGGAAAAGAAAGTTTTGACAGTGCATCTTGCAGAACCGTGGTATTCGATGATTGTATCTGCTAAGAAGATGGAAGAATATCGAGTTATTAAACCATATTGGGTAACACGATTGTTTCAAAATAACAGCAATGTTGCTGATGTGAAAGATTTGGCTTTGTGTTTGGCAGGGAGAACAGATTTGCTTAAAGGCTATATTAATACACAGAGAATTATATTGAAGCCATATACCCACGTTCTCTTCGTTAAAGGCTATCCGAAAGGTAATAAGCCGTCCGTTGAAAAGAAGATAGAGAGCATCACCATCGGCAAACCTAAGAAAGGCTTATGCCCTGATAAGTGGCTTGATAAGGAATTTTTCATCATCAAATTCAAGTGATATGGCAAAGAAGAAGATTAAAAGTTGCGCTTTTTGCAGGAATTTTTACATGTTGCAGTCCATATTGGTATGGACTATGCTTGCATCTTGGAATGCGTCAAGTCTCTTTCGATGAAGTTTGTAAGGATTTTAAGAGATAAGAAACAATGCCTTGGGCGGCTTAATGAACCCAAATTTTAAATTATGAGTAGAGGAAAACATTTTAGTGCAGAAGAGATTGAGTTCATCAAGGTTAACGCTTTGGTGATGACGACAACGGAGATTGCAAAGCAGCTCAATCGTAATTATTGGGCCATCCATCGAAAGATGAAGGAAATGGGTATCAGCAAGAGTCACGTGTTTACTGCTGACGAGGATTTCATCATTCGCAGAATGTATGGCAA